TGTCCATCATATTTTGCATGACTTCAGCGCCTTTATCTATATCGCCATCGCCTGCATTTCTTACAGCGTCTGCTGTAAATACAAATTCATTCTTGCTAAGTCTAGCTGGCACATCGTCCGCTTTTTCTTCAGCTCCTAGTGGTACAAAACCACCTTCTCTATAATCTTTTTCTAAACCTCCTAGGTCCATTAAACCACCTTCTGCTTTTCTATTTCTTAATGCGTCTGCAATAATTTTATCATCACCACTTGAATACATAGAATCAAAGTTACCCATAAAATCATCAATGTCTTTGCCACCTAGTCTTAATTTTTTAGTAATAATATCAAAAGCCCCTTCATCTAAGGCATTAATTGTATAACTACCATCTGAAGATTTCGTAATATCATAACCTTCTTCAATAAGACCATCCATAACTTTCATAGCTTTAGCTGATTTAGGTGTTATAAAAACATCTTGACCAATAGCTTGTGCTTGTGGTCCTGCATCTGTCATAACATCTGCATCTCTAACAGCAATGTTTACATTTGCGTCATCAAATAATGATCTAACTTTATTTATACCACCTTTTATCGAATTCATAATACCGCCTAATCTAGCTTCAACTCTTGGTGTACTTGGTTGTTGACTCATTTTATCAAATTGTTCTTTTGCAGCTTTTTCTGCTTCTGCTGGAGACATCCCCATATCTAAAAATTTCTCATAAAGGTTTTGTAAGATCGAATCGTTTTGCATATTAGATGCCATCATAACTCCACCACCATTATCGTAGCCTGCTCTACCGCCATCAGCAGCGTAAAAGTTATCTACAAATTTTGGTTTGGGTAAAAATCTTAAACTTGGATCTTGGTTTTTAGCCATGTTAACTATGCTTGCAATACTATCTGGTGTTGTTGAAAATGGTGTATCTTCTACAACTTCTTCTTCGTCACCACCCATAAAGAATGGTGCAGCTATACCTGCAGCACCTAATCCTGTAAGTGCGGCTCTACCTAAACTAAACTCTCCAGCTTTATTTCTAACTAATGGTGATAAGAATTTACCCTTATCAAATAGACCACCAATACCAGAACCTAAAGCTTTAAAATTAGAAAGACCTCCAGCACCGCCCATTAAACCACCGGCTAAATAAGCTCCGCCTCCTAATAAAGCAGCTTTACCTATTGGTGATTTAATTACTTTTTTAACAGCACGTTTGGCTTTTCTTACAATCTTACCTAGAAAATAACCTTGTCTAGGTTCCTCTAGTGTCATGATTCCGCCACCGGCACGTAGTTGTCTTTCCATTAATGATCTAGATATTGTCATAATTTAGCCTAAATCCTCTTTGTATCGTGTTTTATTATTATAATCAATCATATATATCGACTAGGTTTGCTAGTCCTCCCATCATGTAAGGTACTCTACCGCCGTAAGCAAATGGACTAGGTCCAGAGTATCCTGCTGCATCACCAGCTCCAGATGTATTAGGATTTCCAGAAACAGCTGTAGATCCTGCACCATCATTTAAACTATCATAAAAATCTTGTTGGTTATTTCCTTGACTCATGATTGAGTCAAAATCTGCTTGTTGAGCAGCTTCTCTTGCTTCTTGTTCTAATTGTTTTTGTTGTTGATCTTTTTGATATTTTAAACTAGCTATAGCAGTAAAAGGATTTAAGAAACCAAGCATCATACCAGCTGTTGTGCCAAACATGCCCCTTGTAGTTCTAGGGTTGTTTAAATTATTTAATGCTTCTTGTTCTTCTTCTGTTAAACCTTTTTCTGCGGCTGATAAATTATTTAATCCATAGGCCTCTGTTTCATAATCAAAACTTGGATCTGCCCTACCCGGACCAATAGGTCCACCTCCATCACCACCATCTCCTTGATTGAATGGTAGAATACGTTTTGGAAATAAATTTGCCGTAGTAGTTGCTGTAATTCCACCAGTAGGTATTACTTGTCTAGGCGTGCTTCCAAAAGTATATTTTTCTTGAGGTATGAAAAAATCACCCCCACTATATGTTTGTCTATCGGGTGCTGAGTAAAATGATGGTGCGTTAAATATTGACATTATTCATCCTTGTCTGATGATGCTCCTAAACCTGGCATCTTTGCTACTTTAATTTTTACAGCTCTTTTTATATCTCCGCTTACAGTGTCTGTATCTGGATTATTGATATCGTCCTCTGCTTCTTTATCAGAATTATATTCTACACCAGTTCTAGTATTTGTTAATGTGATTTCAGCTTCACACTTAACTACTGGTACTTTTTTACCATCTACTTCTATATATTCGACTGATCCTTCTTCTTTAAATGACATATGTTATTCCCTATTTATTTGTAACACAGAAAGCATAATATGTAACCTATTTCCTGTGGCTGCCGTAGCTTTGATAATCTCGCTTTCTTGCAAGACTATAGGCTGCGATAGCAGTTCTATTGTTGTATTGGCACCTACACTCTTCGTTTTAAACAAACTAAACACGTTTGAAGAGGCATCTGTCAATGTCAATGTTATAGTATCAGCGTTTCCCGAGTCCTCAGATACTAAGATTGATTTTATTATACCTGTTGTTGATGCAGGCACTGTATATACTACGGTTTCCCCATTAGTTGTTAAGTCTTTTTTAGCGTTTGTAAATACGTTAGCCACCTATAAACCAGGATACTCGTTCCTGCTCCTGTTTTACTTCATCTAAAAATGTAGAATTTAATTGATCTTTCATAATAGTCAAAGCTCTGTTAATTTGTTTTTGGTTTGATACATCATACTCTTCTTTTGGTTCTGGTAATCTTATATTAATCTTAGTCATTATCTTCTACCATCTGGTTGTACATCTAATTTAAGAGTGCCAAATCTCCAAGACTCACTAGCTGTATCATTTTCTATTTTAATATTTATATATCGCCCTCTTGCTCTAGTGTCTTTTTTAATTGTACTAGATGATATTGTAAAAGGACTTAATGCTGTATTTGTTTGAGTCTCTTGTGGATATCGTTTTATACCTAATGTTACTTTAGCATTACCTGCTAACGATTTAAAATCAGGTACAAATCTTCTCATCTTCATGAACAACTCTCCAGCGACTGCTGGTGCTATAGGGTTTCTAGATCTTTGTTCTATATCAATATCATATGATTTAAGAAATGATGTGACAGCTGTTGTTGATCCATTTGGATTTACTTGATCTGTGCCTACTTCGTGTTCGAACAATGTTGTTTGTCCTAATCCTGATTCACCTACGATGACAGGAAACGTACCACTTGAAGATACATCATATTTAGTTGCAAAAGGTTTTGGATATATAGTTGCATCAACCCAACTTGTTCTAGCTTCAGTGCCAGTATACCAGACACCACCAATCATTTTTATCATTGAGGATTCACCAAAATTAAGCACAACATATTTGTCGTTATAGTCAGAACCTGCACTAGGGTACCACCAAACAACTTCTGTGAATAAATTATTTAATCCAGCATTTATCTGTTGACCTTTGGTAGTGTCGATGTTTTCAAACACATGATCTTCAACTGTGCATGGTAATGATTTAACTGTACCATCAAATGCAAAGAAACCTTTTGGTGACATCCAATACGCAACACCATCTATTTCTACGGCTGCATTTTTACCTATCAAGCCACAGTTTGTTCCTACTTGTTCAAAACCAAATGTAAATGGTGCTCCAACAAATTTCATTGTGTACAATGCATTATCTGTAAAAATCAAAATAGTTTCTTTTGCTTTTAATGCACCCATAATTTTTGTACCATCTTGTAATCTTTGTGTGCCTGCAGTGTTTATTGCTGTAGGTGCATAAGTGTTAATTGCTTCTTGATCTGAAAATCTAATAAACATATCGTCTTGTGTTGCTGTATTCGCAATTGTTGTTTCTGTTGCAAGATGTATTAAGTGTCTTGTTGTCGGTGATACAAGTGTAATTCGACTTGCTGTTGGGTTACTATTAGTTTCAAAATTAGTTGTTGTAGTTGATGCACGATTATTTAATGCTGATGCAGCACCACCATTCCATGTAAATGTTTTACCATTTGCAATCGTTGCAATTAATACTTCCCCAAAATTATCTAATGACCATAAGCCAGGTTCTAGAGATACTTCAGAAGCTGTTGCAGCTTCACCCCAGTTACCATCTCCATAACCGGCAACACCCCAACCATATCCATATGTTTGTGCTCTTGGTCCTACAGGCTCGTAAGGTTTTAAACTTAAACTACCACCGGTTGATACTGTGCCAGATGCATTACTAGATTGTGTTATTGTAAATGTGCTTGATGTTGGAACTGTTATGACTTGAAAATTTTTATCTTCAAAGTCAGCATTTTGATATCCGGTACCACCAGGTAATGTTACAGAATCTAATTGTACAATATCACCTACAGCTAAATTGTGAGCTGATTTTGTAATTGTACATGTTGGTGATCCATTTGTAGTTGCAATTGTTGCAGACGTTAGTGTTGCTTTTAATGGAGTAATGTCATGAAGTTTACCTTCAAAATATATTAATAAAAATTTATCTGTGCCTATGGCAACATATCTATTACCTGTTAAATCTGTAAATGCATGCATTGCTCTTGATACACCTACTATAGTATCTGTAACAAGTGATGACCACCCACCAACTTTTTCTGGTAGGCCGTATCTAAATCTAACATTATCAGAGTCAACCCAACGGTTCTCTGCACCAGAGTCCGAAGATTGTTTGTCTATGCCAGGAAGAAATTTGTACTCAACAAGAGCCATCTGTTAGCTCCTATATTTTATCTTTGTAAGCCCAGCCTCTCGTTGCATTTACAAATACTAAAGTAAAAGCTGCGCCATTTGTATTAACTACTAGATTAGAAGCTGATGATAATATGTTTGAACCGTTCCTTGCAACTGTAAGATTGTTAGAATTTACATTGTTTCCACTATCAATAAATGTAACTTCATTACCAATTGTAGGTGATGCGGGTAGAGTTATTGTTACTGAACTATTAATACCGCCTGAAGATGTATCAACTAATAATTGATCTCCATCTACTGCAGTATATGCTCCAGGTACTGTATAGTATCCTTTGTTAATTAAACCTTTATTTACGTTAGTACCATCTGAGTACACCAAAGATTTAGCTCCAATTGGTAAAGCTATCCCGGTCCCCGATACGGTTTTAACTGTTAATGTATAATTACTAGATGATCTAACTGTAGCGTCTTCAACAATAAATACTCTTTCTGCAGAGTCCGGCATAGTTACTGTTCTGTTAGCTGCTAGAGTACCAGTAAGTTTAAAGTATAAATTTTTACCATTTGATACAGCATGATTTGATAATGCTAAAGCAACATCACCAGATGCTACATCAACAGCTATATAACCACTAGCTGCTTGTTCTAAAATTTGTAAATTTGTATTTGTAATAGTACCCCAGGTTCCTGATTTTTCACCTGTTGTAATTAATTCTAGTTTTAAATCACTTGACGTGCTTGATGCCATAATTCTCCTATGGGTTTAATGGGTCAATAGGCACCCATGTCCCTGTTGCGTTTGGATCTATATCGTTCCACGATACCACATTAACGGTACCATTGGCAAGATTAAATCTGTTGCCTGTAGGCCTAACTCCAAACCCTACTGTCGTGTTTCCTACAGAAATATTGATTCTATTACCATTTGGCAATACTACAACGTTTTGAATGCCCACTCCGGCAAAAGTAGTAGCTGAAAATGATGTAGCTCCGAAAAACATATTATGGTATCTCCGTCCAAGTTTGTGTTGCGTTTGTAGGCACTGCTTCCCACATTCTTAGTGTTATATCTGATGTAGCTAATTCAAGCCCTTCACCAGAAGGTAACGCTTTAGCTTTCGCTAATACAGTTACATCACTTGTGCCTATATTAAATCTCTTACCAGATACAATCGCAGTTGCATTTGCCTTAGCTGTTGCATTACCAAGAGCTACTTCAAAGCCATTACCAGTAACAGATAAATTACATTTACCTATAATTGTTACATCACTTGTACCAATATTAAATCTGTTACCTACGATAGGTGGTTTAGATCCTGCTGTTACGGTTACACTGCCTTTTGATAAATTAACCCTGTTTCCTGTTACCGGAACATCTTTACCAATAGAAGCTTGAGCATTACCAATACCTAGTTCTAATCCGTTGCCCGATAATACTTCTCTAGCTTTACCAATAATAGTTACATTACCGGTAGATATATTTACTCGATTACCTGTGACTGAGAAACTAGCATTTCCAGATATTGTGGAGTTGCCAATGTTTACATTAATCCTTGATCCAAGGACATTGACAAAAGCATTAGGATTGAAACCTACATCTGAGAAGGCTGCGGCTGAAAAGGGTGTAGCGCCAAAGTACATGCGAGATTACCTCGCTGTTGC